ATTTAACAAAGTAAGAAAAACACTTAAATAAATAGATTATGAAAGCCAAAGAAGTAAGGTATTATCCAAACAAAACAAAGCAATACAAAGCTAAACAAAAGCAATACAAAGCTATTGTAGAACAATTTAAACAACTACATAAATTTTTAAATAAATAGATTATGAACAAGCAAGAAAGAAAAGAAGCAAAAAGAGAATTGATTACAGGATTCGTGTTTTTGTGGTCAGTATGGATAGGTTATTATTTAGTTATGAAAATAATTACGCTATGAGTTACGAAATACAAATAGACCACAAAGACGATGACATTGTAAGCTTTACAATAAACGATGTTCCTTGTCAAGTAGAAATAGAAGTAGAAATAGGTTCTGAACAATACCCTGTAAGCTACAATAGCTTCACAGATGACATAACGTATGCAGAAAGCGATACGATTTATTACCACGTTAAATGCGAAACTTTGCTTTGTGCTGGTGTAATATATTACAACGACAAAGATATATGTACCGCTTTAGAGCAACAACTTAATATTTTATGAACGACATACGAATAACATATACTGTACATAAAATAGGGAATAGCAAAAGCACAAAACGTAAAGTTTTAAACGTGCATAGTGGAGTTATGGGACACAAAGACGAATCATATTACAACACAGAAGCTGAGATGCTATCGTGTGCAATTTACAAGTACGAAACTTTAAGCAAAGACGAAAAAATAATATATAACAAAAACAAAACAAAATGAGTATAAACAATCAAATTTTCGACTATTATCGAAAGCAACAACGACAAATTCAAGAAGCAAAGCAGCTACTTGAAAAAAACGGATTTACCGTAAATGAAAAAGACAAAGCGATTAACCAAGAAATACATCGTTTAAAAAGCCAACTTACTGGCAACGTATCAGAAGACGTAAACACGAATAAAGACATCGCAAGATTAAACCGTATAAAACAACAAGGCGAATGATGACAATGGAAGCACTTAAATTGGAGTTCTGGGATAGTTTCAACGAAGAACTATATTGCAATTACTTAATACAAAAAGACGAATATATGAACACCTATAAAATACTATACAAATACTACAAAGGCAGCGACACAAGCGCAGAAATGTGCCACGCAATTAAATACGTGAAAGCAGACGACAGGCAAGAAGCAATTAAAGCTTTTGGCTTATGGGAAAAGCTAATTATAAGCATTGAAAAAGTATGAATAAATTTTTTGAATATATTTACACGCTTATAATCAGTTGGCTTTATGGAAGACTTAATTAGAAAAGTGAAACATCACATACGAAAAGACGGACTAAAATCTAAATG